AAAAGGTTAGCAAAACCGCCGATTTTAACGAGCCGACCCCCAAAAACGCTTTCGTGTCATTATATATATGGATTCCAATCCACAGCGGTGGGTATTTTTAGGTATTAACCTAAGTTAATGGGTTGAACGTAAGTTAATTGTGTGCTATATACAAGATATGGCTGATAAAGCATGGAAACAAAGAGAACGACAAGTAGCTGCTTATTTTGGTGGTCAGAGGACTCCATTAAGTGGTGGTAATGGTAAGATTACAAGAGCAGATGTAATTCACGACAAATTATTTATAGAATGTAAGTTACGCAAGAAGCACACAGCTATTACCCTTTGGGATGACACAAATGAAATGGCAAAGAAAGAGGGTAAGACCCCAGTCATTGCATTGTGTGAAAAGGGCAGGGCAGGGTTTTGGGTAATGGTGCATAGTGATGATCTTGATAAAATAAGAGATAAGGATGCCTAGACCAAATAAATTAAATGTTCCATATACTACTTATAATTTAGTTATACCTATAAAAATGAAAGAGCAGTTATCTAAAATTGCTCATGATAGAAGTGTTATAGAAAATCAACAAATATCTATAGCCGATATAATTAGGGAAAGTGTTAATGAACGATTTAGCTAGAGCAGTAGAAATTGCTAAAGAATTGCAATATCGTCAAGAAACAAATCAAATGGAATTGTATAAACCATATGACTATCAGATAAAGTTTCATAACAGTAATGCAACGCAACGATTGTTAATGGCAGGTAATAGGGTAGGTAAATCGTTTTGTGGTGCTATGGAAATGGCATATCATTGTACAGGGTTATATCCAGAGTGGTGGAAAGGTCGTAGGTTTGATAGACCTGTAAGATGTTGGGCAGGTGGGGTATCTAATGAAACAACACGAGATGTATGTCAAAAAGAATTAGTAGGGCAACCAGATGATCCTAGTGCTAGAGGTAAGGGAAGTATTCCGTTAAAACTTATTGGAGATACTGTACGAAAAGCAGGTGTACCTAATGCAATGAATAGTTTAGTTATAAAACATAAAAACGGAGGGTACAGTAGAATAGGTTTTAAAGCGTATGAGATGGGTAAAGAAAAATGGATGGGTGAGTCATTAGATGTTATCTGGTTAGATGAAGAACCGCCACAAGCTATATACTCACAAGCATTAACTCGTACTGCTGATAAAGGTGGTATTGTATATATGACATTTACTCCAGAGCAAGGTATGACAGAAACAGTTGCACAGTTTGTAAATAATTTAAAAGATAGCCAAGACCTTATACAGGCAACGTGGGATGATGCTCCACATATGACTAAAGAAGTACGAGATCAAATTTTACAGGCATTACCACCGCATGAAAGAAAAATGCGTGAAAAAGGAATACCACAATTAGGATCTGGTCTAGTATTTCCTGTAGCTGAAGAAGATATTGTATGTGATCCATTTGATATACCAGACTATTATCCACGAATATGCGGAATAGATTTTGGTTGGGATCACCCAACAGCGTGTGCATGGTTAGCATGGGATAGAGATAGTGATATAGTATATGTGTATGATAGTTATAGTATGCGACAAGAAACTGTACCTGTTCATGCATCTGCAATAAAATCAAGAAACAGATGGATTCCTGTTATATACCCTATGGATGGTAGGCAAGCAGATAAAGGTAGTGGTAAAAGTTTAGCTATGCAATATAGAGAAGAAGGTGTTAATTTATTAAAAGAACATTTTACAAATCCACCGCAACAAGGAATGAAAGAAGGTAGTGGGGGTATAAGTGTTGAAGCAGGGGTAATGGAAATGTTAACAAGATTTCAAACAAAAAGGTTGAAAATTTTTGCAAATCAGAATAAACTTATGGAAGAAATTAGAATGTATCATAGAAAGGAAGGTAAAATTATTCCTATGAATGATGATGTTATTTCTGCAATGCGATATGCAGTAATGTCATTACGAAAAGCTAGGGTTAAAAATACCGAACCAATCCAGATAGAATCTGATTCTGAATTTAATCTTTTTTAAGGAGATACTATGTATAAAACTAAATCTAAAATGATGAAAAAAATGAAAAAAAAAGGAAAGGGTAAAAAATAATGCCACAAGGAAAAGGAACATATGGAAAAAAAATTGGTAGACCACCAATGAAAAAGAAAAAAGGGAAAAAATAATGGCAAAAGGACTTTATGCTAATATTAATCGTAGAAAAAAATTAGGTATATCACGACCTAAATCTAAATCTACAATAACAAAGAAAGCATATGCTAATATGAAAGCAGGTTTTCCTAAAAAAAAGAAAGGGTAAGTTATGGGATTTTTTTCTGCACCTAAGAGGCGTGCACCAGCCCCACCACCACCACCACCTCCTCCAAAGCAAGAAGATCCTAAAAAATCTGCTGCTAAAGAGAGAAGAAAAGCAGGTAAAGTGAGAGGTATGGGATATGGTCAAGGTAGTACACTTGGTGGCACTGACGAAAGTGCAAGTATAGCAAGAACTATTCTTGGGCAATGATTATTGCTAAGACTAATAAAGAATTGGCAAAAGAGGTTTTAAGTTTTGTTAGTCCGAGAGCAATGATACAAGGTGTTCAAGATCAATATTCACATATTGGATATTATAAAAATAATAAAATTGTAGGCGGTGTAATATTTTCACATTATGACGGACACAATATTTGGATGCATCTTGCATTAGATAATCCTAGAGCAATGAGAAGAAGTTATGCTAAACAAGTATTTGAGTATTGCTTTTATACTTGTAAGTGTGTTAGAATAACCGCAATGACAAAACCAACCAATGTTAGATGCATAAAATTAATTGAATCGGCAGGGTTTAAAAAAGAAGGTAGGATAAGAAAAGTGATAAAAGAAAACTTACAATATTCAGATGGTTTGATATACGGATTGTTAAGAAAAGAATGCAGGTATTTGTAATGGGAGGTAATGCAAATGCCAGACAAAAAGGTATGGAATCATTAGCAAGTGGTGGTAAATTTGGCAAAACTAAAACACCACCTACTGTACAAGAAAAAAAACCAGAACCAGATAGAGAGCAAGTTGGTATGACAGCGCAACGAAAAAAAACAGAACAAACTAAAAAACAACAAAAAGCATCATTAACAGGCACTTCACTTGAAGATGGTGGTAAAACAGTATTAGGAGGATAATATGGGCGGAGGAATGGGAAAATCAGCACCACAAATGCCACCACCAATGACAGATGTAACAGATAAAACTGCAGAAGAAGAAGCAAAATTAGCTGCGGAAAAACAAAGAATGTTAGATACTAAAAAAAAAGGACAGTATGCAACAATATTAACATCTGGTGAAGGTTTAGATGAACCTGTAGAAACACAAAAAACTACATTGGGTGGTCAAACTACAATAACATAACATGGAAGTTTTTGATTATATAAAGAAAAGACAATCACGAATGGAAGGTGATCGTCAAACATGGGAAGAACATTGGCAACAAATATTAGATTATGTTATGCCAAGAAAAGCCGATATAACTTTTACACGATCACAAGGTGAAGCACGCACAGATATTTTATTTGATTCAACTGCAATTACAGCAAATAATCTTTTAGCCGCAAGTTTACAAGGTACATTAACATCACCATCACTAGCATGGTTTCATTTAAAACTTAGAGATGACGATTTAAATAATCAAAGGGAAGTACAACTTTGGTTAGAAGATACTGCAAGACGTATGTATGATATGTTTAATGAATCTAATTTTAATACAGAAGTACATGAGATGTATCTTGATTTAACTTCTATTGGCACAGGTGCAATGTTAGTAGAAGATGGGGAGGTAGGATTACCAGATGAAGGTGTGCATTTTAGAACATTACATATTGCAGAATACTATATACAAGAAAACATAAATGGACAGGTAGATACATTATATAGAAAATATGCAATGACAGCACGACAAGCGGTACAAGAATTTGGAGAAGAAAATCTAGGGGAAAAAGTATTAAAAGCCGCAAAAGAAAAACCAGACAAAAGTTTTACATTTATACACGCAGTAGAACCTACTGCAGATTATGAAAGAGCATTAGGAAAATCAAAAACTAAATTACCATTTCATTCTTGTCATGTATGTGAAGAAGATCAAATGGTTGTTAGAACAAGTGGTTATCAAGAATTTCCATATTTAGTGCCTAGATGGTCTAAAGCAACAGGTGAAATATTTGGTAGATCACCTAGTTATAATGCATTACCAGATATTAAAACATTAAATAAAGCGGTAGAAATAGGATTAAAAGCATGGGCAAAAGCTATTGATCCGCCATTACTTGTAACAGATGATGGTGTTATTGGTAGAGTTAGAATGACACCTGCAGGAATTACAGTAGTTAGAAGTGATGGTGCGGTAAAACCATTACAAGTTGCTAGTAATTGGCAAGTTACAGATATGAAAGAAAATCAACTTAGAACTGCAATACGACAAGCGTATTATTCTGACCAATTACAACTACAAGATGGTCCTCAAATGACTGCTACAGAAGTACAAGTTAGATACGAATTAATGCAAAGATTATTAGGTCCTACTTTAGGTAGATTCCAAACTGAATTTTTAAATCCATTAATTGAAAGAGTATTTGGATTAATGTTTAGAAAAGGTCAGTTTATGACACCGCCAGAAGGGATAAGTGAAGCTAATATGGATATTGAGTATGTAGGTCCATTAGCAAGATCGCAACGTATGGAAGAAGCTGTTGCGGTAGAAAGATTATATCAATTAGCAATGACAATAGGTCAAGCAGATCCTACTATTATGGATTTAATTGATCATGATAGAGCAGTAAGATTAAGAGCAAAATTATTAGGCGTTCCTAAAAATATTTTAAGAGGAGAAGCGGAAGTTAACAATATAAGGCAACAAAGAGCAGAGCAACAACAAATGGCTATGCAACAACAACAAGCATTAGATCAAGCTAAAGCAATGAATGAAACTTCAAAAGCCGCAGAAACTGCATCTAAACCGCAAGTTCAAGAATTAATGGATCAAGTTGCAGGTCTTGAATAGTGGAATTAAAAGAATTACAAAAAATGTATAGAATTACTTTTGACTCTAATGAGGGTCAACAAGTATTAGCAGATTTAACATCTGCTTATTATCATAGGAGTTCGTTTACCAAAGATCCTTACGACACAGCTTTTAAGGAAGGTCAACGATCTGTTATTATACGAATAATCAATCTACTAAAGGAGCAAAAAAATGATTGAAGAAACGACCACAACAGAAGATAATCCTGTTGCAGAAACTCCTGCAGAAACAACTGCAGAAACTACTGTATTAGGATCTACTGAAAGTGATAATCAAGATTGGAAATCAACATTATCTGATGATTTAAAAAATGATCCTACATTATCTAATTTTAAAGATGTAGAGTCATTAGCTAAAACAGTAGTACATCAACAAAAAGTATTAGGAAGCAGAATGCCTATACCTAAAACTGATGAAGAAAAATTAGAAGTATATAATAAATTAGGTAGACCAGAAACAGCAGATAAATATGAGGTATCTATACCTAATGATTATCAATCATATATACCAGAACAAAATTTAAATGAATTTAAAAATGTAGCACATAAAATTGGTTTAAATAATGAACAGGTGAAAGCATTAGTAGATTATCAAATTAATACTATTAATTATGAAATGGAAAATCAACCTGCACAAATTGAAGCAAGTCGTATAGAATCTGAAAAAACATTAAAAGAAGAATGGGGATATAACTACGATAAAAACGTATCTAAAGCCAAAAGAGCATTACAAGTTTATGGTGATCCAGAAATTATGGAACTTATGAATACAGAAGCAGGAAATCACCCTGCAGTTATTAAAATGTTTGCAAGACTTGGTGAAGATGTAACAGAGGATATGGCTAGAAATACTCAAAATAATAGTTTAGCAGTATCTCCATTAGATGCTCAAGATGAAATTACAAGTATTTATGATGACCCAGAACACGCATATCATGATCCAAAACATAGAGATCATGCCGCTGCGGTAGAAAGAGTAAGACAATTACACGAAAAGGTATTCCCAAGTTAAATTTTTTGTGTTATTATATTTTGCAATAAGGTTGCCCTAACGGATAACAACTAAATTAGTCTAACGACTTTAAATAGGTTTCCCTTTTATAAGGACAAAAACTGCAAAAAAAATAATAATATTAATTTTTAAATAAGGAGAACTCTATGAGTGTTCAAATTACTACAGCTTTTGTAGAACAGTATAAAAGCAACGTATTCCATTTGGCACAACAAAAAGGTTCAAGACTTAGAGATGCAGTAAGAAGTGAAACTGTTACAGGTAAATCACATTTCTTTGAAAGAATCGGAGATACTGCGGCTCTAAAGAGAACGTCAAGACATAGTGATACCCCTCGTGTTGATACTCCACATTCAAGACGTAAGGTTACTATGGATGACTATGATTGGGCTGATTTAGTTGACCAAGAGGATAAAGTGAGAATGTTAATCTCTCCACAATCTGAATATGCACAAGCAGGTGCATGGGCAATGGGAAGAGCAATGGATGATGCAATTATTTCTGCAGCTACAGGCAACGCATTTGGCGGTGTTAGTGGTGGCACAACAGTAGCATTACCATCTGCACAAAAAGTTGTACATGGATCAGCTAATTTAACAATTGCAAAATTGTTAGATGCAAAAAAGATTTTGGATGAAGCTGAAACAGATCCAGAAGAACCAAGATATTTGATTTGTAGTGCAAACCAACTATCTGATTTCTTAAATATTAATGAAGTAAAATCTTCAGATTTTAATACAATCAAAGCGTTAGTACAAGGTGAGATTGATACATATCTGGGATTTAAATTTATTAGAAGTGAGCGTCTAGGACTTGATGGTGATTCAAACCGACAAGTTTTAGCTTTTTGTCAATCAGCATTAGGTCTTGCTGTTGGTTCAGATATTTCTACAAAAATTTCTGAAAGAGCAGATAAGAACTATGCAACACAAGTATTTCTATCTATGACTATCGGTGCTACTCGTATCGAAGATGAAAAGATGGTAGAAATTGCTTGTACAGAATCGTAGGGGGTAATTATGGCTACAGCAAAATCAGTAGAAATTACTAATATGGATTCTACACCTAGAACACTTTCTGAGGTTGGAAATGTTCATGGAAAAATGCGTGTATGGGCGGACACTATTGCCGCAGGTACAGGCGATATTGACAATGATGATGTAATTATGATGGCAGAAGTACCATCTAATGCAAAAATTATGTCAATTAAACTTTATAATGATGACCTTGATTCAAATGGTTCACCATCATTAGCAACTAATGTAGGTCTATACAATGGAACTACTAAGTTTACTATTGATGGAACAGCTACAGAAGCAAATGCTGTTGTTGATGAAGATTGTTATGCAACTGCAATAACAACTTTACAAGCAGCAAATACTGCAGGTGTAGAAGTTGCATTTGAAGCAAGAAATGTAAATGCCATTGCAAATCACGTTTGGGAAGATGGTGGTCTTTCAGAAGATCCTAAAGTTCCATTAAGAATTGCATTAACAATGTCTAATGTTGCAGCAACTGCAGCGGCAGGAGATATTACTATGGTAGTTACTTACGTTACTGACTAACAATAGATAAATAGAAGGGGTTTTTTATTGCAGAGAACCCCTTTTATTGTTATATTAAGGGTGTTATGGCTACAGAAGTTTCAATTTGTTCAAATGCATTAAGAAAATTAGGTGATAGTCCAATAGCATCACTTACCGAAGATACTGAAAGAGCAAGGTTGTGTAATGCTTTGTACGAACCTGCAAGGGATTCTTTATTAAGATCTCATGCATGGAATTTTGCAATTACAAGAGCAAGTTTAGCACAAATTTCATCAACTCCTGCATTTGAATATTCATATCAATATGCATTACCAACAGATCCATTTTGTTTGCGAGTTTTAAAAATGGAGTTTGATGATTATGAATTTAAAATAGAAAATTTAGCAGGACAAGGAAGAGTATTATTAACAAATGAAGGTACAGCTAATATAATATATATTGCAAGAATTACTGACCCAAAATTATTTGATTCTATATTTGTAAGTACATTAACTGCAAAATTAGCATCTGAAATGGCATATCCTGTTACAAATAGTGCTGCATTGCAAAAAGAAATGGAAAGAATTTATAAATTAAAACTTACAGAAGCAAGAAGTATAGATTCAACAGAAGGGTTTACGGATGATATTGTATCAGATACTTTTACAGACTTCCGTAAATTTCAATAATGGCTAGAGTACATCCTTTTCAAACTAATTTTACAGCAGGAGAGTTATCACCTAAATTACATGGTCAAGTTGATTTTAAAAAATATAATAATGGTGTAGAAACATTAAAAAATATGATTGTGTTTCCGCAAGGCGGAGCAACAAGACGATATGGATCAAGATTTGTATGTGAGGTAAAAAATTCTGCAAATGCGACACGATTAATACCTTTTGAATTTAATATTGAACAAACATATATATTAGAGTTTGGTAATCAATATATAAGATTTTATAAAGATAGTGGGCAAATAACAGAAGCTACAAAAAGTATATCGGCTATTACAAAAGCAAATCCTGCAGTAGTTACAGCAGCATCTCATGGTTACTCTAATGGAGATCATGTATGGATTAATGATGTTGGGGGTATGACAGAACTAAATGGTAGACGATTTACAGTTGCAAATAAAACTACAAATACATTTGAATTATCTGGAGTAAATTCAAGTAGTTACACAACTTATACTTCTGGTGGTACAGCAGCTAAAGTATATGAAATAGCAACAGAATATACATCAGCACAATTATCAGAATTACAATTTGCACAATCTGCAGATGTTATGTATATAGTTCACGAATTACACGAACCAACCAAATTAACAAGAACAGGACATACATCTTGGAGTATTGCAGATGTAGATTTTGAAAAAGGACCATATCTAGATAAAAATACAACTACTACAACATTAAATCCTTCAGCACATACAGTAGGAACAGGAAGAACAGTTGTGGCTAGTTCAACTACAGGTGTAAATGGAGGAGATGGTTTTCAATCTACAGATGTAGGTAGATTGGTAAGATTTAGAAGTGGACACGCAAAAATTACAGCCGTAGCAGATACATTAAATTTTACAATAGAAATATTAGTAGATTTAGGATCAGCTACTGCATCAGATGATTGGCAGTTAGGTGCATATTCTAATACAACAGGATTTCCAAGAGCAGTTAGTTTTTTTGAACAACGATTAATATTTGCAGGATCAACAAGTTATCCGCAAACAATATGGGGATCACAATCTGGAATATATGAAAATTTTGATGAAGGTAGTGCAGAAGCGGCAGATGCATTTATATATACTATTGCAGCTAACAAAGTAAATGCTATAAGATGGTTAGCACCTTCTAAAGATTTAATTGTAGGAACAGCAGGATCTGAATTTAAAGTAAGCCGACCTACAGGTGAACCATTACAACCAGATAATATTAATATACAACAACAAACAACGTATGGTGTATATCCGTTAAGACCAATACAAATTGGTAATTTAATTTTATTTGTACAAAGACAGCAGCGTAAAGTAAGACAATTTTATTATAGATTTGAAGATGATGCTTATACTGCTCCAGATATGACAATATTAGCAGAACATATTACAGATACAGGTATTAAAGAAGTAGATTATGCACAAGAACCAGATGCTATTTATTGGGCAGTTAGAAATGATGGTGTATTATTAGGAATGACATTTAATAGAGAAGAAGATGTTGTAGCATGGCATAGACATGAATTTGGTGGTGAAATAAAATATACTTTTAACGGAGCAAGTGCGGTTACAACAAATACAGATGATGCAAATAATAATGGATATATAACAATAAGTTCACATGGATTTAGTACAGGAGATAAGGTTACTTATAAAACAGGAGGGGGGACTGCAATAGATGGTCTTGAAGATAGTAAAGAATATTATGTATATGCACGAGATGCAAATACTATAGAGTTAGCATTAACTTATAAACAAGCTATAGATAGAACAGTTATACAATTAGCTGATGGTAGTGGAGCAAGTCATAGTATTGCAAGTATTGCTAAAACAATGAGTGTAGCAAGTATTCCAGAAGGTGGTGAGGATCAAGTATGGTGTATTGTTAAAAGAAGAATAAATGGAAATATAGTTCAATATGTAGAATATTTGGATAAAACTATTAATACTGACTCAACATTAGTTGGTGTTGTAAATGGAGATTCTAGTAATTTAACATCATTAGATCATTTAGAAGGTCAAAGTTCTACTATTTTAATAGGAGATGCAATATATCCAAAACAAACAGTTACTAGCGGTGCAATTACAATTAGTTTACCATCAACTACTTCGACAAAAACTGTTGAAGTAGGATTAGGTTATACATCTACATTAAAAACATTAAGAGTAGAAGCAGGTGGGCAAACAGGCACTTCACAAGGTCGTAAAAAAAGATATAATGAGGTTATGGTAAGATTGTTAAATACAGTAGGAGCAACAATAAATGGAGATCAATTACCATTCAGAACATCATCTACACCTATGGGTCAGAATATACCAGAGTTTACAGGAGATAAACGAGTAACAAATTTAGGTTGGGATAGAGATGGTCAAATTACTGTAGAACAAACACAACCATTACCTATGACAATATTAGGAATAACAGGAACATTAGTAACGAGTGATTAATTATGGCATTTAATTGGGCATTAGCAGGATTTATTTTTAGTGGTGTAACAACTGTTGGCTCTACAATTATGAGTATATCGCAAGCACGACAAAATAAAAAACAAATACAAGCAAATGCTGCTTGGGAAGCATATAATCAAAAAATGGAATTAGAAATAGAAAAACAAAGAAGATTAAGAGAACAAACAAAATTAATGAGTGAACAAAGAGCAAGAATAGGAATGTCTGGTGTTCAATACACAGGATCTCCGTTACTAGCTGTTAAAGAAGATTATAATGATTTTTTAAGTGATATGCATAATTTAGCAAGAGTAGCACAATCACAAAGCACAGGTTTAGATATAGAAACTCAAGGATTATTAGCAAATGAAACTAATAATATGATTGGTTCTGTAGTAACAGGTGCAGGAGATTTAGCTTCGGCAGGTATGAATTATAAAATAATGAAAGAAATATTATAATGAGATTACCAAGATATGAACGACAAGGACAAGGGTTAGGAAGAGCATCACGCTCTTTAACTGCAGGTGTACAAACATCAAGTTTAGGTGGGCAGGTATCAAAAGGCATATCTGATGTAGCTAATAAATTTTTAGAATATCAAGCAAAAATGCAAGTAGCTGAAAGAGATGCAAAAGTAAAATTAAAAACAGCAGAAGCAAGTAGTCAAATTACAAATAAATTATTAGAATTTCAAGATCCAAGAAATCCTAATTATTTAAATCCAAGTTCTTGGGAAAATGATTATGATACTTATGCAGAAAAAATACAAGAACAATATAAAACAGAATTTGGAGATGATTATAAATATATTGCACCATCTTTAATAAACAAGTTAACAGAAGGTAGAATTAAAACAAAAGAAACTGTATTTAATCAAATATTAAAAAATCAAAAAAATGCTTTTGAAACAGAAAGATCAACATATATAGATGGTATTAATAGTTATACAAAACCTCAAGAATTTATTACAAATTATGAAATACATAAAAACAGTATGGAATCGTATAGAAAAAATGGATTGTATGGAGATAAAGAATTTGAAGAGCAAATAAGAAAAGATAAATATTTTACAAATTATAAATATTTAGAAAATGAAGCTATTGCAAGTGCAACAGTTGTAAGTCCTACAGGTCAAAATAATATAGATTGGAGTTCTGCATTACAAAGATTAAAAGACACTAAAAATAAATTTTATGATATTGAAGGTAACGAATTAACTGTAGATGATGAATTAAGGCAAAAATTAATTAAAGATGTAGGGGAAAAATCAAAAACACAAAAGGCATTATTTACAGATGAATTAGGTTTGCAGCAAATAAATAATATAAAATCTGTTCGTAAAGATTTAATAGAAATACAAAATAAAACACCTTATGGTATGGAAAAACAAAAAACTTTTTTAGATGAATTAGCAAATGGTGGATATGGTAAATTATCTGATACTCAATTAAAAGGAGCGGCTTCGTTATTTAGAACAATAATAAAAGAAGATACAGATAGATCGGAAACTCCAGAAGGTATTTTAGCAAATACAATTTTATCAGTTTTTGTAAATAGTGGAATAATAGATACAGTTGCAGAACAACAAATTATACATGAAGCAGCAAAAGATGGATTGTTAAAATTAGAAAGATATGACAAATTAAACAAAAAATCAGAAAGTAATATGAAAGTAATAGCAAAAGAAAATTCTGTATATTACAAACGAGCAATGGGAATGGTAGCTAAAGAGTTAGGGCAAAAAGACCCAACATCTATTTTTAAAAATTTAGGTCCAGATGCAACTATGGATTCTATATTAGAAGCATTCGATCAAAATTATGACCAAGAAACATTTATGGCGGTAGCTTATATAGATGACATTTTAGAATATGGTGAAAGAAAAGGTATAACTATTAAAGAAATGTTAACACCAAAAACTACAATGAATCCAAATGGAATGATTGAAGATCTGGTAAAATATGTAAAAGGTATAAAACAAGAAAATGTTGCTAAACAAACATTTAATAATTTTCAATTACCTACTAATTTTAAATTAGAAGATGCATATTATTTTTCTGCAGATAATTGGTTTAAAGGAAAAAAACCAACACTACCACAAATGCCGCCTAAAAAACCAGATGAGAAATTAACAGATTATATATTAAGAATAAAAGGTCAACTTCCTACAGATGGTTTATCTATTAATAGAGGTATTAATACAATAGATAGTTTAGACACAAATCAATTTATTTTGCCAATATTAGAATGAAAATTACAGCATTAGAATTAAGTCAAGCAGGATTTAGAGAAGATACTATCTTAGAAATGATAGAGAAACAAAGACCTGCATTAAAAAAAGCAGGTTTTAGTGATGTTGAAATTAATGAAGCATATAATATACAACCAACAAGTTCATCTTTATTAACAGACGATATTGTTGATGAAGATCCTCAAAAATATACACCACCAACAACAGACCCATATGAAAACAATATTAAACAAGAGTTACAACAAAAAGATCCAGAAAATATAAATCAAGAAGCAATTAACAATGAATATGAATTTAATGGAGAAAAATTTAAAAATTGGAGAGAGTTAGATAACGATACACGAACTGCAATGGAAAAAGAATTTGCAGATGTGTTACAAGAACTTAAAACAGAAAATGAAATGCCAGAAAACAAAGAAGTTGAATTAATGGCAACGGCATTAAAAGAAGATAAACCAGACATAGAATTTCATAAAAAAACTTTGCGTTCTGGAATAAAAAAAAGACGAGAAGAAAATCAACAACGATTATTAAATAAAAAACAAAGAGAATTAGAAGAAGGAATTAAACCATTTGAAATGTTAAATCCATATTTAACAACAGGAAAAAACTCAAGAAGGATGAAAGATATATATAAAGATTATTATAAATTTCAACCTTATCAAATGCAAAATATAGAAAATTATTTAAGTATGAAAGCGGTATTAGAATCAGATAATAGGAATATACATTCAAGCGATCCTAATACTACAGCAGCAGGGTTATGGCAATTTACGGAAGGCACAACAGTAACAGCAATTACTAATTATTTTTATACACGAAAACTATATGACAGAAGTTATGTAAATGAAAAATGGGCAGAAGAAGCATTAGAACATAGAGATATGACTAATCTTGAACCAGACCAACAAAAAGCATTGTTGTTAGCTCATATGTTTCAACAAGAAGGAAGTGATGAGTTAATAAGAGGTATAGCAAATGGTGATGTTGGTGCTATGAAAGAATATTATTTAAAATTTCATCATACGCAACCTAATGAAAAATTAAAAGAAAGAGTAGATTATGTTTTTTCATATTGGAATAATAGAGCAGGTCCAACTAAATATGTAAATCCTAAAATGGCAACACTTCCTGTAGATACAAGTAAATTTGCTAAAACAGATATAGGAAAAGCAATTACTAAACCTTTGGCATATGCAATGGGAGGTATGGGTAATAAAAATGCATTTACTACAGGATATGAGCAATCAGTACATGGAATGTTACAAAAATATGTAAATTTTGTATATGACAATCCAGATATGACTAAACAAGAGCGTGTAGATTATTTTAAAGATATGATTATGTATAATGAAAATCAAACATTTGGAGATGAATTAGTTAAAAGTATATCACAAATGATTAATGATTTACCTTATATGATTGGAGGGGGTGTAGCATTTCCTGCATTTTTAAATACTATTAGTGGAGGTGTAGCTGCTCCATTAACACCTATGACTTCAATGGTAGGTGCATTTATGTTACCAGAAATGTTAAGATATCCTCTTGTAGAAGGTATGTTAGATCAAAAACACAATAATTTTGAAGAATATATAAAAAATTTTGTATCTATTGAAAATGGTAAAATAGCATTAAAAATGGGTGCAATAGGTGCGGCAACAAGTTTTGGTGGTCATTTAGTAAAAAATATAGCTTCAAGAAAATTAGGATTTGGAAAAAAATCTACAACAACAGCTAGGTTGTTAGCAGAAACAGGTATAATGACAGAATTAGGATTTGCATTAAATGGTGAAGTCCCTACATTTAAAGACTTTGCACATACTGCAATATTGTTATTTGGTTTTCATGCTACACAAACACAAGTAACAAATTTAATTAATATATATAAAAAATATGGCAGACATCCGTTTGACGTTAAAAATGAAGCGGAACAAAGTGGTACATACAAAGAAACATTAAGAAAATCAGAAATACCAGAATTTTATGAAACAGCACAAGAAATGGCAGGAAGGAAAGCTGAAAATGTTACAAATAAAAAATTATTACCTGTAGCAGAATTTCAAATAAATGAAATTGTTAACACAACAGTATCTGGTAGAGATAAAGCAATGATTCTTAATAAAGAAATTATTAATGATGATTCTGTATTTATTGTTCAAGACAACAGGGGAAACACATTTTCTGTATTAGAATCGCAAGTAAGAAAAATGGATCCGCAAAAAAATATGGAAGCGGAAATAGTTGATGGAAAAATAAATATAAAAGATAAAAAAATACCAGAAGATGCGGAAGCACAAGGTGTAACAGGCATAAAAGGATCGTTTACTAAAAGACAAGAAAAAGGTGAATTTAATAAAGAGTTACAGCCAATAGAAATAACTAACGATAAAAGTGTAGTTATTAAAGGTGAAACTCCAAAAACAAATATACAAAATATACAAAATTTAAAAAAACAAGATAAAGGGCAATTTAGGTATGTAATATCAAACGATAAAAAAATAGTTACAGATGGTGCTATGATAGCAACGACAAAATATTATCCACAATTAACTAAAAAAATACAAACATATAAAAAATTAAATAACGACAAACAAGCAACATTAAATGGAATTGCAAAACAAAATTCAAAAGATATATATGAAAAAGCATTTCCTAAAGAATTTAGAAAACAAGGGTTTGATAAACTAATACCAATTCTTGCAAAAAAACAGGAATTAAGCAATGATCTTGTTTTAAGAAACAAAGCAACAAAAGAATATATACAAATAGATAAAACTCGTTTTGATATTTTACAAACATTTAAAAATGCAGAGGGTAAAATACAAAAAGCTGAAATAGGTTATTCTAATAACAGAGTTGTATTTATTAATCCTAATAATAAAGAAATTATAGGAGTATTAGCAGATAAAAAAATAGATAAAACATCAAAAGAATATAATCAATATAATAAATATTACGAAGAATATTCAGAAAATTTTAATCAAGGAACATCATATTATAGTAAAAGCACACGAGATTCAAATCATGCAGGAATACCTAATGAACCATATACACCAAGAGATTTCACAGCAAGAAATAGAGATACATGGAAAGAAATATATGATAGCGGAACATCATTAAATTCATATGATTTAATAACATTAACACAAGCATTATTAGGTGCGGCACCCAAATTAAAAAAAATGAAAAAGGGACATTTGGGTGTGTTTAGGCATTTAAAAGATCAAGATTTAACTAAACCTTTATCTAAACAAGCTGAAGTTATTGTAAACAGAGAAATACAAAATAATCCAGAAGAATTTTTAAAAACTTTAGCACATGAAATAGGGCATTTAATTGATTTTGTACCTACAAGATCTATGGCAAAAGGTAATATACTTGGTCGTTTTAAAGGAATGAGAACGTATATGAAAGATTGGATAGATGGGAAAAATGATGGTGCTAAACCAATGAGCGTTGCAGAAAAAAAAGAAATGATGAAAGAAGCTGAAAGAATAGCTGAAGAAAATAAAGGTCAAACAAATGCAGAAATAAAAGAACTTAATGTAACACCAGAAACAATTTTAGATATTGTAAGAGATCCTAATATACGAAACAAAATAGATCCAGAGTTATATAAAACATTTGCACAACTATCAGATGTTGCAAAAAAAGAAGTCATGAAAGATGCTATGAAAGGATTAACAAGTCCTCATCTTAAAGAGATAGTAGATAAAATAAACAACAAAGATGTAACAAAAGGTTTAAGTCCAGAAGCTGCAGAAGTATTTAAAGAAATGTTTGAAGCAGAAATGATTAAAAGAAATATTGTTCGTAAAGAGGAAATAGTTGCAGAATTAAAAGAACTAACAATGAAATGGCATCCGTATGATAGAACAACAGCTAAACCAGATTATATTAAATATAGAGATTCTGCACCAGAATTAATGGCAGAGTTTCAAATGGCATTTTTATTAAGACCACAATGGACAAAATTAAATGCACCTAAGACATATGAATTATGGTCATATTATATGAAAAATAGACTTGAAGTAAAAGATTTATGGGAATCAATACAAAATGAATTAAACAATCCTCCAAATATAAGAGAAGCAAAATTAGCATCAGAAATAAAAGAAATGTATAGAGGTGGAGAAAAAAAGACTAGAGAAAATATTAAAGAAATTGGTAAGCAAGATAAACAAAGAGAGTATGACGATTTAGGTACAGAAATGATAGATACTTTCTGGTGGTTGCAAACACGATTAAAAATGGATAATCAAAGAGGTAATAGTCCGTTAGCAAAAGATTTAAAGTTTTCAATAGAAAATTATAGATATAGGCACGCTGAAGTGTCTTTGTATAAAAGACAAATGTATGAAAAAATATTACATCCATTAGAAAGTATTGGGTATAATAAACATGATTTAGGTTTAATGTTGTTATATAAAAATCTAGCACATAGTAAACAAAGAGAAGGAAAGATTACTTGGAAGTTATATAAAATAGAACCACAATTATTACAAAAATTAAAAAATGAAACTGATTTTGTTGGGTTGTATGAAAATTATGCACAAGCACATCCACAATTATCTCAAATAGCAGACAAGTTTTTTGAACTAAGACAAACAGAAGTAGTGCAAAGATTGCAAGAATCTAAAATGTTAAATGCACAACAAAAAGCAGAATTAGCAGAAAATGTATTTTATATAACTTACAGACCTATTGAAAAATTAATACAAAGACACGTTAAATCTGGCATAAGTTCTTGGGGTTCAAAGTATATGAAAAAAACGCAAGGAACTTTTGAAGAAATAATGAATCCATTAGATATGACAATACTTAATGATATGCAATTATTATCTGAAATAAAAAGACAAGAATTGTATAGTTTGACTATAAAGTTTTTAAACGAAAATAAAAAATCAATAGAAACATATGGTAAAAATGTAAAACAACCTATTAATGTTATTAACAAACCTAAAATGATAGGTAAAGGAAAGATAGATCCAAACATTCCTACAGGATTAAAAAGAGTTACATTTATGGAAAATGGTGAAATTAAAACTTTTGACATTCCTAAAACAATAGCAGAAGCAATGGAAGGAAATCCTGTTGCAACTTGGAGAAGTCTTAAATATGCAAGTAAAGTAAATTCATTATTTAGAGGAATATTTACAGAACATAATCCGTTGTTCTGGGTGGTAAATTGGGGTTTTAGAGATGTGCGTAGATCAATGATTACATTACCTAATGGCAAAACATTTAAAAGTCCGCTTACAAGAGGGCAATATATCAAAGAAGTATATAAAAATTTAAAACCTGCATTAAAAAGTGTTTATGGAACAGGAACAGAATTAACAAGACATATGGAAAAAAATGGATTTTTTATAGGATTAGAAGAAGGGTATAGGGGAGATGCAGGAATGGCTCGGTCAAGACTTGAAATGGATGAAGATAGTTTTGCATTAAAAAGATTTATAGATGAACAATATATACAAAAAGGAAAATTTGGAAAATTATATGATGCAACAATGGGTAAATATTTAATGCATTCTGGAAATATAGCACGAGCATTAGAAAGAAGTCATAAAATTGCAGGTTATAAAGTATTAAAAGATCAAGTTGCTAAAGGTGAATTAGATCTAACAGATAAAGAAATGATGTATATTGTACAAACGCAAATAGGATCTCCAAGTTTTTTAAGAACAGGTAAAGCAAACCCTGTATTAAATACTGCTTTTTTATTTTACAATGCAAATAAAGAAGGATATAGAGGAGATTACGAAGCGTTTAAAAATGATCCTGCAGGAGTAGGTGGTAGATTTGCTGCATATAGTGCTGCTCCAGAAATTTTAAAATTTTTAATAAGCATGGGTTTATTAGGATCTGGTATGCAAGCATATATGAATGCTATTCCAGATCACGATAAACATAATTTTAATATAATTCCTACAGGTATGCTTACACAAGATGGTAGACCTATTTATATAAGAATACCTATGGATTTTACTTCTCAATTAATATCATCTTTAACTAACATGAGTTTAGAAACTGCTTTTGGTATGCAATCTGCAAAAAATACAGGTGAAAAAATAAAAATGTTTTGGAAAGGATTTGATTCTGGCTCGCCTTTTCAAGTAACTCCTATTGCACCTGCGGTATTAGATACATTAAATTTAATATTTGGAGAAGATGCAAAAAATTATTTTGGAGGTCCTTTAATAGATGAGGATATTATGAAACTAGATATAGATGATTTACAGTATAAAAAACTAAAAGAACTAATGAAATATAATTGGAACACATATGGACCAAATTGGATATATAAATTTCAAAGTAATGATAAAGCTGAAATATTAAAACAATATGAAAAAATGACAGGAATACCTTTATTAGATCCTTTAATAAATAAATTTGTAAAAGTTGGTCCTAATCCTATTTTAGATACAGCAAGAGAATATAATAAATTAGAAAACGATAGGGAAAATTTAATGATCGTAGCAAGAAAAGATGCTCTAAAAAAAATATTGCAGGGTAAGATTAATTTAACCCAAGATGAATTAAATTCTTTAGGTATGATGAAACAAGATATTGTAGAAAATACAGAGTTTATTAGACAATTAGGTCAGTTTGTGGGAGCAGATGAATTGTTAATAGAATATGTTGTAGGTGATAGAAAGCAAAGAATAAATATTTTGAGATCTATGCATAAATATCGTACACAAATGCCAAGGTTTTATGAAAAATGGGAAGAAGCACGAAAAGGATTGTCTAAATTAGTAAAATAAAGTAGAATATGTAAAATGACTATTACAACAACAACAATTAAAAACAGTTATTCTGGTGATGGTTCGCAAGATACATTTGCATATACATTTAAAATATCTGCAGATGCCGATATAGAAGTAATTATTAGATCATCAGCAGGTACAGAAACTGTAAAATCATTAACTACACATTATACTGTAACAGGTGCAGGTGGTGCAAGTGGAGGTAATGTAGTTTTTACAACTGGTAATGTACCTACAGCTACAGAAACAGTTGTTATAAGACGTGATACTACTAAAACACAAACATTAGATTTAGTTGAAAATGATCCATTTACAGCAGATAGTGTTGAAGGAGCGTTTGATAAAAATTTATCTATAACACAAGAATTACAAGAACAAGTAGATAGATCAATAAAAATTAGTAGAACAAATACAATGACTTCTACTGATTTTACAAATAGTGCAACAGATAGAGCAAGTAAAATATTAGCATTTGA